CGGCTACTGTTCGGCAGCCACCAACGCTGGCAAAGATGGCGTTGCATCGTCGCTGGGAATTAAAGGAAAAGCAAAAGGCTCACTTGGTTGCTGGCTTGTCCTTGCCGAGTGGAAAAAAGTAAATGATGAATGGCGTCGCACAGACGTTCAGTGCCGCCGCGTGGATGGAGAAACTATCAAAGCGAATACATTCTATCGCCTTGAAAACGGTGAATTTGTTGAGGTGACAGACGATGAATAAATTTGTAGCCCGTTTCAATCCATTTCCACCATCTGATGATAACCGCCCCATCTGCCCAATTTGCGGCGATGAATGTGAAACCCTGTACCGTCAGGGCAATGAGATTTTCGGCTGCGATAACTGCATTATAGAAGTCAATGCTTGGGAATGGCAGAACGAACAGGAGGAACCCAATGAATTTATTTGAACAGCTTTCCGCTGCTGCGGCAGCCGCAAAGGCACTTAAACAGCCCGATGCACGGTTTTTTGCATGCAACAACAACGGCATCGTTTCCGCCTACTACCCCAACGACCTGTACGCCATCGCATCCTTTACCGGCAGCCGCGTTTATGGCACGTCGAAGAAGCGTTACGTATCCCTTAATACCCCTTACGCAGGGCTGAAAATCGAGGTCCCCGTTGTCCGCCCTGTACCGCTGGAGCACACCTGCCCGGCAGAATGCTACCGCATCAACCTTACCACCCCCGACCCGGAAGGAGAAGCTATCTGATGTTTGGCGAGAAGGAATATGAGCGTTCGCTCAAATCACGACAAGAAATTCCAGTGACTCAGAGCTCCAAATATATTGCCAGCCGAGACAAAGCATTAAAGGCTCTCGAAGAACGAAAATATCTCAAGGAATCCGATTTTTGGATTCTTAAGAACGAAACTAACTACGGGAAGATGATGTACACGGGCTTGATAATAAGCCACAATGCTTGTCTGAAAATAAATGACAATCTTCCAGAAAAAGACAAGTTTAATCCGGATTGCGTTTCCGTTGACAAAACCGGATACGGAAACTCTCTTGTCTTTACTTATGTCAACAGGGAACAAGGCTTATACGAGGTCGGCGAGGCATCCGCTCAAAATTGCAAGAATGCGTACCCTTATGCAATGGCATACAAACGTTTGTTTGACCGTGTTGTTTTAAAAATCTGCAAACTTGCGTTTGACGGCATCTATTCCGACAGTGAAGCAGATGAATTTAAAGAGCGATATGAAGAAGAACCGCAGCCTGTCACAGCATCGCCAGAAGTTACCACACATGTCGTAAAGGACATGGCAACAACTGCGCTGGCAGGATATGCACAGCGAACTGGTAAGGACAAAAAGACAGTCCAAACAGAAGCAAAGACCTTTATTGGCAAGTTGTTTAAGGACTTCACCGATGATGATTGGCGCAGCGTTGCAAAGGAGTTTGAACACAGAAAATGAAGCAACAAATCTCCATCAAACAGGCCGTTGTTATCGGCAACACAATCACGCTGGAATGTTCCCCGGCTGATTGCGATAAAGTCCGCGCTGTCATCGACGAAAACAAGCCCCTTGCCGCCGTCATCGGCACGGCCACGCAAAAGCGCAGCCTGTCTGCCAACTCTTATGCTTGGACGCTCATGAATCAGCTTGCCGCCAAAATCAACCGCCCTGTACTGGACATCTACCGCGATTTTATACGCGACATCGGAGGCAGCTCTGCTATTATCACCATTTCAGCCCCCGCCGCTAAGGCGTTTAAGGTCGGCTGGGAAGCGAAAGGCGATGGCTGGCAGGTGCATAAGTTGGACGAAATGGCAACCCCGCAGGGCGCGTTCTACACCCTGCAATGCTGGTACGGTTCCAGCGTGTTTGATACATCCCAGATGCACCGCCTGATTGAGCTGATTGTGCAGGAATGCCAACAGCAGGGCATTCCCACCATGACCCCGGAAGAAATCGCAAAACTGAAAGGACTGACAGACGATGCGCCGACCGACACGCAATGAATACGGCGTTCAGCTTGACCGAAACGGTTATGCGCCATCTATTATGCCAATCGATGGGTTTAAATGTTACAAATGCCAGCAATGGAAACCGACCGAGCGCCATGAAATCTTTTTTGGAAGCGGGAGCAAATACAATGGCCGCCGCGATAAAAGCAAGCAATACGGGCTTTGGGTTCCTCTGTGTGCAGATTGCCATAGAAACGCGCCTGACGCTGTACATAACTGTGCCGCTACGCGGCTGTGGCTTGAACAAGATGGCCAACGCCATGCAATGGCCTACTATCACTGGACGGTGTCTGACTTTCGCCGCCGCTTTTACAAAAACTATCTCGATATTACGGAGGACTAATCTATGAAAGACCCATCTTGGGAAGAGGATGAGCTTACAAACCTAAAGAAGTATTATAGCTCGTGCACAAATGAAGAACTTGTCAAGATGTTCCCGAACCGCACTCTCCTTGGAATTTGCAAAAAAGCCAGAAAAATAGGCTTAAAACGTTCTGCACATTCCATTAGCGCCAATCGTTCTGCTGGTCAACGTAAAAGGGATTTTAACCACGCCCCGAGATATACAGCAAAAGGCTACAAGATTATTTATGCCCCGGATTTTCACCGTGCTGACAAAAATGGGATGGTACTCGAACACATTTATATCTTTGAAAAGGAAACCGGGGTTGAAATTCCAAAAGGCTATTGCATCCATCACATTAATGGCAAAAAGGACGATAACCGAATCGAGAATTTGTGTATGCTGTCTACGTCTGCGCACACAATTCTTCACAACTCTGGTAAAAAATTCTCTGACGAAAGAAAAAGTAAGATTTCAAAGGCTGCTAAAGAACGTTTGAAAACAAGGTTAAATCACCCGCGTTACAAAAGCGTTGATTTATCAGAGATTGACAATCTTATAAAATCTGGAGTTACCGTAACTGAGGCCTGCAAAATGGCCGGCATCGATAAAACCACATATTATCACAAAAAGAAGGTAGAAAGTTATGCTTAATGTTGTTACTATCATCGGAAGACTCGCCGCATCGCCGGAACTCAAAGCCACGAGCAGCGGCAAGTCCGTCTGTTCCTTCCGCATCGCCAACGATTCCGGCTATAAGGATGCCAGCGGCCAGAGCCAGACCAACTGGCTGGACGTTACTGCCTGGGGCAAAACCGCAGAGTTTGTCTGCAAATACTTCCCCAAAGGTGCGCTGATCGCCATTGATGGCCGCTTGCAGACCCGCCAGTATCAGGACAAGAACGGCCAGAACCGCACAGCGACCGAAATCGTGGCCCAGAACGTGAATTTCTGTGGAAGTAAGGAAAGTACCAGCCCCGCCCCGCAGAACGCCGCACAGCGCCCCGCAGCCCCCTCACAGCGCACGCAGGGCGAACCAGATGCAGACTACGCCCCGATTGACGATGACGAGGGCGACCTTCCCTTTTAATTTTTGAAAGAAAGACAGGTGATGCACCGTGACACAATGTGATAGAATCCTTCGCCACTTAGAGAGCGGCGGCAGCTTGACCGCTGCACAGACCATGCAGGAGTACGGCATCTACCGCCTTGCTTCCCGCATCAATGATCTGAAAAAGCGCGGCGTACCCATCCAAAAGCGAACGGTAAGCAGCAAGAACCGCTACGGCGAAAAAGTCAGCTATGCCGAGTATTACATGGAGTGTTGAAAAATGGCAAACGAGGGTTACATAAAGCTGTACCGCCGCATGATGAAGTGGGGCTGGTATACCGATACCCCCACAAAATGCGTGTTTCTGCACCTTCTGTTTCTGGCTTGCTATGAGCCGTGCTATTTCAAAGGCGTTCACCTGGAACCCGGTCAAGCCGTTTCCTCTATCCGCCAAATTGCCACCGACACCGGATTAACAGTCAAACAAGTTCGGACTGCAATAAACCACCTAAAAGAGACACAGGAAGTGGCACAGTCACCGTGTGGAAAATTTAGCGTATTCACGGTAAATAACTACAACGACTATCAATGCACGGGCACAGACGAGGGCAAACAGATGGCACAGAGAGGGCACAGTGAGGGCACAGACCCTAATATAAAGAAGAATAAAGAAGTTAAGAATACCCCCTATACCCCCCAAGGGGATGACGCGGATTCCCCTGCTTTCACCAAGTTCTGGGCAGCTTACCCAAAGAAGGTCGGCAAGGCAGATGCCCGTAAAAAATTTGAAAAGCTTGTGCCGGATGAATCAACCCTGTCCGCCATCCTGTCCAGCCTTGAGTACCTCAAGACCACTGACCAGTGGCAGCGTGAGAATGGCAAGTACATTCCATACCCGTCTACATGGTTGAATCAAAAGCGCTGGCAGGATGAAGCATCCAAGCCGCCTACTACTGTCCGCTCTACTGATAACCTGCGGCCTGTGTTTGACCGTGAGTACACGTTTGAAGAACGGATGAATGGAGTTGTCCCGAAAATCGTGGGATGGGAGGAGGCGAAAGCATGAATACCATCGTAGCGGAAAAAGCTGTTATCGGCATTATGCTTATGAAACCGGAATTGCAGGACGATGCTTTTTCTTCCCTGACCTACAAAATGTTTGAGCTGAAAGCGCTCGGGAATATCTTTCTGCTTTGCAAGGATATGGCCGATAAAGGCCAGAGGGCTGATACGGTATCGGTTATTTCCAAATGCGATGACGACACAAAAGTGCTCGCCATGCAGTGCTTTGAAACGGTTCCATCCATATCCGGCTACAACACCTATATCAACTGCGTTATGGACGGATGGAGAAAGCGTGAGCTGACAGCGGCATTAACAAAGCTGCTGACCGATGATGGTGATGCCGATGAAATGAGCGCTGCGCTGTTCCACATTGCGGAACGCCAGCAGTACATCATGGCCCACCAGAAGGAGCGCAGCGCAAAAGATTTTGCCGATGGCATTGATGCGTTTCTCTCCTGGATGAAAAAACCAAGCGATAGTATCCAGACCGGGTTTGGCAGCCTGGACACCATGACCGGCGGTCTTGCCCGCAATGGCGTTACCGTAATTGCTGCCCGCCCTGGCAAGGGCAAATCCACGCTGGCTTTGCAGATGGCCTGCCAGATCTCCCAAAACGCGCTGACGCTGTATCAATCCATGGAGATGAGCCGCGAACAGCTTTATACCGCCATCTTCTCACGCTGGGCACAGATAGACAGCACCCGCATCACAAACCATCGCCTGACGCCGGAGGAAGAATCCGCCATCCGTGAGGCAGCAGATCACCTGAAAAGCAAGTACCGCCTGATACTGGATGATTCCAGCCTGACCAGCCTTGCCGATGTAGAAACCACGATCAAAGAGCGCAAGCCGGAAGTAGTCGTTATTGACCATCTGGGCCTTGTTGCACCGCCAAACGCTAAAGAAAAGCGTAACGACGAGCTGGCAGCCCTCACACGGGGTTTAAAGCAGCTTGCCATGAAATATCATATCTGCATTATCGAACTCGTACAGGCCGCGAGAGCCGCCGATACGGGCATGATTAAAATGTCGGACATGTTCGGCTCCGCGACTATCGAGCATGATGCAGATATGATAATCGCTATCAACCCCGGCATGTACACTAAAAACCGGGAAACGCAAGAAATCAATCCGCCCACCGATGGGGACACCGTGATAGAGGTAGTAAAAAACCGGCACGGTGCCTGTGGCCAACTGGATTTTGTGTGGGTAAAACCATTTCATCTATTTTGTGAGGTATCAAAACATGAGTGATAAAGAATTTAGACAGAAAATGGCAGAAATATATCTCCGATATGCTGAAAGAGTTTTGGATACTGCCGATGGAATCCGAGAAAAAATCAAACCGATGGTTGAAGAAATGTCTGATTGCTATTCCACCGCGAAACGGCTGATTGAGGCAGCAGATAGATTGATGAATGAAACGTATTGAAATCATCACTTACTCCCGCTCTACCGGTGACATCCGCCACTCTCACAAGACCTACACCACCGCTGGCGCTGCCGAAAAGGAACTGAAAAAGGCGGGCTTTACCCAAAACCACAGCCTGCCGGACATCTGGTACAGCGAGAAGTACTACGCGAAAGTAAAGGAGATTGTACCGTGATACAAAAATACATAATCTCCCTGCCCCCTATCACCAAGAAGAACTCCCAGCAGATACTTACCAACCACCGCACCGGAAAGCCGTTCATCGCCCCCAGCAGGCAGTACAAGAAGTACGAACAGGCCGCCATGTGGTATCTCACCCCAAAGCCGAAAGCCCCGCTGTCAGGACGTTACCGCGTCGCCACGGTGTTCTACATGCCAACCCGCCGCAAAGTAGACCTCACGAACTTGCTCGAAGCCTGCCATGACACGCTTGTAGCCGCCAAAATCCTTGCAGACGATAATAACGCCATCATTGCCAGCGTGGACGGCTCCCGCGTGATGTACGACAAAGAAAACCCACGCACCGAAATTTTTATTGAGGAGATGCCGAACGATGAACAACCCGTGTAAAGACTGCCCAGACCGCCATGCGCACTGCCACAGCGTTTGCAATCGTTACGGCGAGTATGCGGCCATGTTTGAGAAAATCCGCGCACAGCGGCTTGCAGATGCCGCAGCGGACGCGGCAGATGCAGAGCGCGGAATCAAAATCCGCCGAGATGTCAGAAAATACGGATTATACAAAACAGGAAAGAGTTGAAAGACGTGAAAGCAAGATTACACCCTACCCCGGCATTGCAGAAAGCCGTTGACGAATATGCCGAAGAAAAAATCAAGGACATTCAATCACGCGCCTATGAAGCGGTAATGAAAGAGCGCAACGACATTGCCACAAGGGCAACATATCTTTGCTTGCTGGCCTGTTATCAGGCAGGTTTATCCCGCCGGACATTGGTTAAAATCCAGAATTACATGACCGGTCCGGTGGCCGACAAATACAATGAGTACCGCAACGACCAGCTTGCAGACCTTTGGGCACAGGTAACACTACAGGGCATCGGCATTGATGCCAAAAAGACGGAGGAGCCGTTATGAAACGATTTCAGATTATTTATACGATAGACGATGACCAAATGAAAATTGAAACATACGTTGATGGATTTTCTACCCTTGAAATGCTCGCCGCATTGGACATTAAGCGCGAGGACATTATGAATCAGTGCATTCATTTTGCGGAGTTTAAACGCACGCGGAAACTTCTAGACGGGACAGAAATGGAAGTCACAAAGGATGATGATTTAAAGCTATGACAGGCTCTAAATTCTGCGAGAAATGCGGCAAGATGATGTGGGACGTGCAGCCCTGCAAGCGGTTCTGCGATACTTGCATAAAAGAAAAAGCGAGGCAAAAGGCAAAGCTGAACTACGAAAAGAAGAAAGCGCAGCAGCAAGGCGTTATTTCCGCCATGCAGGCAAAGAAGCCGGATAAAAAGGCAGTACTGAAACCCCGCATCAAATCCATTGAACAATGAGTAAGAGAAGCCGCCGCGCTGGACATCAGCTACGGCGAGTACGTCCAGCGCGGCTTAGATAAGGAGGATGCCAGATGAAACCGCAAGATTTTGTGAAAGAGTATAGCAGACTGTGTGACGCATACAGACTACCGCAGAAATCCGCGTGTAGAACAGATTGCCCGTTTATTAACATGAGATGCGCCTTTCCCGAAAATGTAAACATAAACCACCCAGAAAGATTTGAAAAAACGTACAACATCGTTGAAAAGTGGAGCGACACCCATCCCGTCAAGACCCGCCAGAGTGAGTTTTTGAAGATGTTCCCGAATGCAGTAATAGATGAAGATGATGGAATTTTGTGTATTCGCCCTTGCGACATTGATGAAAGAATTGGATGCACAAATGGAAAAGGCTGCGACGACTGCTACCGCAAATACTGGCTCGCGGAGGTAACCGACAATGACTGATATTACAACCTTACGCCCCGGCGAACACTTTATGTTCAAGAATTTTGAGTGGGTCTGCCTTGACCCAAACCACCCTGACGGCGGCGTGCTGGCTATTATGGCAAAACCGTGGGCAGAAGATGTAAAATTCTGCCCAAGTGATAAATTTGCCGATGAAAAAGGCAACTGGAATAACTACCGCACAAGTAATGTGCGTGGAATTCTATCTGATATGGCGAACGCTGTTTTCGAGAGAAAAAGTCTGCTGTTACACACAGTTGACCTTGTTGCAGACAACGGAGACCGCTCCTATGGTGCTGTGGCAGACCCCGTTTTCATCATCACCTGCGATGAGTACCGCAAGTACCGTGACTACATCCCGCACTACGGCAATTGGATTTGGACTGCCACACCGTTGTATTGCGGCGACAAGGCTTTCGCCACGGGCATCGCGGACTACGTTTGCTGTGTGTACACGAAGGGTCGTCTGAACATCAACGCTGCGGACCTCGGTCTTGCTGTTGCCCCTGCTTGTATTCTCAATCCGAAATCCCTCAATCTGCGCCAGAGCATGGCGTATGTAGAGGAGGTATCAGAATGACAATCCTAGCAAATATCATCGGCGGTACAGCGCTTGCCGCCCTGTTTGTTGTATTCTACGCCCTGGGCGTATCCGCTGGCCGGGAAGCCACGCAGAAGCGGGAAGAAGATATCAGAATGGAGCATACACACGGAGGTAATGACGGTGAATAAGTCTTGCGAAAACTGCCAATATTGTGACGATTTTGACCACGTTTGCTTAAATGGGAAAAGCCCAAATGCTTTTGAGTTTACATTTGACACAAAACTATGTAATCAATGGGAGGGAAAAGACAATGCGGCTAATTGATGCAGACAAAATTGTAGAGGTTGCCGAACACGCTTACGGTGAGTGGAACAAAGCGATGGCGGCAGCAGAAAAGCGCCAAATTAACCGATGTTTCAAAATGCAGGAGCTGTGCAAAGCGGTAAAAGGTGTTGCGGACGACTGCCCCACCATAGACCCCGAATCCCTGCGGCCTACGGCGCATTGGATAAAACGAGGATATGTTTGCGGAGAAAACGAATACGAGTGTTCCGCTTGTCACGAGACAGAGTGGAGAACAAGCGCAAGCCGTATGAAGTATTGTATGTTCTGCGGTGCAAGGATGGTGAACACAGATGAAAAACATTGTACTTGATGGAGATAGGATTGCTGAAGCTATCCAAAAGGCAAAAGATAAAATGATAAATGGAGAATATGACAACAATGATTTGATTTTGCGCGGCGATGCGTTAAAAGCAATCAGACAGAAGTGCATTAGCGAGCATTTGCCTTTTAAATCAAATACACCAGTTGGCGCGCGGGTTCTTGATGCTCTTGCTGCTGTATATCAGGTTAAACCATATAAAGAGGAGTCTAAAACGACCGTTTGGCACGATGCACAGAATGACCAGCCTAAAGAAAATGGCGAATACCTGTGCTACTACGAATACTTCCGTTATGGTAACTACTACTGCATGTACCGTACAATTGATCGTGGACATTTTTTCAATGGTCAATGGGGCGGTGAGCCTACGCGTGGAACTAGCACAAAAGTCCTCAAATGGACAGAACTGCCGCTCCCCGAACCCCCGGAGGTGACCCCATGACAAAACAGCAACTAGTTGATGAATACGCCCGCGAGCATCTTTGCGCGACATGCGAGTGGAAGAATGGCAATATTTGCACGTTGCCGCGCTGCATGAAAGTGGAAGAAAGGAGATACAATGACCCGAGAAGAATTCAACCAAAAGAAAACGTGGCTATGGAGATACCAACGCAGCAGGAATTATGAACGGCAGCTGCGCCAGCAGATACAGAGCGAACGTGAACGGGCAACAGCGACCACGAAAGCATTATCCCCCGTTGTGGTGTCTGCTGGCGGTAAAAATAAAATCGAGGATGCCGTTTGCAGAATTATGGAGCGCCAAGAAGCTCTGTACAAGCAGATTATTGACACAGAGATGCAAAGAGAAGAAATTGAAACCGCAATAAACTCTGTTCAAGACCAAATGCAACGGGACGTTTTGCGGGAGCGGTATATTGTCGGCACACCGTATTGGTGGAAAATTGCGATAAATCTAAATATTTCCGAGCGATGGGCAAAGAAATTACACCGCGCTGCAATTGAAAATCTGTGCACTCCAGTTCACTTTTAATCTGTTATTATAGATATGCTGGATGATGTAGGAACGGGACAGCCTACGACATTGCTAAAACCTCTTTTCTTTATTGTTTCAATTCTCCTATTCTTATAGCTGGCAGCCCGGAAAGACGGGCATTTTATATGCCGCATAGCCAATCGCAAGATAAGGGCGCTACGCTTAGAAGCGACCGCGTAGAAATGGTGTGAGACCTATGTGCGGCTCCAAGGCCATGCAATGGGTCTGTCCTATCCGTAAGGGACGAAACTTTTCCCCGCATCTGCTGGCGGGTAAGTTCAGCAGAACCGTGCCGGGTCAAGGCTGGCGCTGCTGGCTTCTGCAACAAGAGTCGTTCCTGAGCGGCGCTATTTTATATGCTGCATAGCCAGCCGCAAACTTGGCCTGACAAGTCAATACGGCAAGGGCGCTGCGTTCCGCAAGCTACGGCGTGGCAAAGGTGCAAGACCTATGTGTAGTACCAAGGCCGATGATACGGGTAAAGGTAGCAGGGCCGGACGCGGCAATTGTGTTCCCCGTTAGGCAACCGCCACGAGCCTACTGACAGTGCGTAACATGTGGCGGGTTCTGAACAGGCTTATGCTGATATGGCTTGCTAAAGAAACTTGCAAGGCAGAAAGCATGAGCCTTATATGCCAACATAGCTTAACTGGTAAAGCCGGGCCTCATGACAGCATAGCTGCGGGTTTAGTTGTGGGTTCAAATCCTGCTGTTGGCGAAAGCTGGGTCGCTCCCACCGGTGAAAGCCCGGCGCAGGCAAAACGCGATAGATAACCTGAACGCTGTAAGCAAAGCGGCAAGCCGATCAGGAGCGCGGCGCGATGGCAGACCGCAACTGGACTTCGAGAGCCTGAAAAAGTATGCCCGGCATCTGCTTGTGCGGACTCTGTTACTGACGCAGTTACGCATCGCCGAAAACCATTTATCAAAGCAGAAACCGTAAACCAGCAGACGGGATATAAAACGGGTTGGATGCCGCGTTGTGATTTCCTACGCGGAATATAAATAGAGGAAATCAAAAAGCGTTGCGGATTTGCTACCCGCAACGGGTGAGACCGGCACAGCATATACCGGTAGGGCGGGAACGCGCTTCTCCTCCGGCGCAAAGGGGTTTTGGGGGATATAAGCCTACACAAATTGTGTGGGCTTTTTGTGTTGTAAAGCGAGGTGATAAAGTGGCATCAAGAAAAAATCCGGTGGGCGCACCACCTAAATACAGAAGCGTAAAGGCAATGCAAGAAAAGATTGATGCCTACTTTGAAGCCTGCAAAGGACAGCCGTTCGTAGACGATAACGGCGAACCGATGCGAAATAAAAACGGCTATATCATCTATGACGATAAAAAGCCGCCTACTGTGACAGGGTTGGCGCTTGCACTTGGTTTTGCATCAAGGCAGGCGCTTTTGAATTACCAAAATAAACCAGAGTTCAATGACACGATTACGCGTGCAAAGACCCGTTGTGAACAGTACGCCGAAGAAAGATTGTACGACAAAGACGGCTCCGGCGGCGCACAGTTCAGCTTGCGATCAAATTTCGGATGGCAGGATAAGCCGGAACAACAGCAGGATAGCGAGGTGCTAATCATAGATGACTTGTAAGCTATCTGGCGTTGTTTCCCCTTGCTTCGCAAAAGTCCACCGTGAAATCAAGGCAGGCAATGTAAAAGAGCTTGTCGCAAAGGGCGGGCGCGGCAGTACAAAATCCAGCTATATTAGCATAGAGCTAATTTTGCAGCTGCTAAAGCATCCGCAATGCCACGCGGCGGTTTTCCGCAAGGTCGGAAACACGCTGCGCACAAGCGTGTATGCGCAAATCGTCTGGGCAATCAATGTGCTTGGATTGCACGACCATTTTCGCTGCACGGTCTCCCCGATGGAATGCACCTATTTGCCTACTGGGCAAAAGGTGCTTTTTTTCGGCGTTGATGACCCCGGCAAGGTAAAGTCAATCAAAGTGCCGTTTGGTTATATCGGCATCTGCTGGTTTGAAGAACTTGACCAGTTTGACGGGGAAGAGCAAATCCGAAACGTGGAGCAGTCCTGCTTGCGCGGCGGTGACTGGTTCATTACGTTCAAGAGCTTCAACCCGCCAGCAATGGCGCGGAACTGGGCAAACGGCTACGCACTGAAAGCACGCGATGGGAAGCTAATACATCATAGCACCTACAAGACAACGCCAACAGAATGGCTCGGGGAGCGGTTTCTGGCCGATGCTGAATACTTGGAGCGCACAAACGAAACAGCATACCGGCATGAGTATCTTGGCGAGGTTGTCGGCAGCGGCACGGCAGTATTTGAGAATCTGCGCATTGAGAAAATCACAGATGAACAGATTTCCAGCTTTGACCGTATCAAGCGCGGCGTGGACTGGGGCTGGTATCCAGATCCGTGGGCATACAATGCGATGCACTATGATGCAGCGCGGCGCACGCTATACATCTTTGACGAGCTAACGCGGCGCAGAACCAGCAACAGAGACACGGCGCAACTGCTTTTGGATAGAGGGCTGACGCGGGAGGATAAAGTATGCGCGGATAGTGCCGAGCCAAAATCTATTGCGGACTATAACAAGTACGGCGTAAAGACGTTCCCAGCCCGCAAGGGGCCGAAATCGGTTCGCTATGGCACAAAGTGGATGCAAATGCTGGAAGCTATTGTTATTGACCCTGAACGTTGCCCGGACACAGCAAAGGAATTTAGCGAGTATGAATACGAGCGGGACGGCAAGACGGGAGAAGTGCTGGAAGGCTACCCGGATTTGAACAACCATCACATTGACGCAGTGCGGTACGCGATGGAAAGCACAGCGAATAAGGCGGGAGACACCGCCGAAACTAGATACAAGAGCATTTTCGTGTAAAGGCGGTGAGAAGACGTGAAAACATACCAAGATTTTGTAGCGGTTGGCGAGGACGAAAAGGCCCGCATGAGTTTCATACTGGGTGCAATCAATGAGTATAAGGCCGACCATAGCACACGCCTTGCAGCGAACGCAAACAAGTATTACCACGGAGAAAACCCTACAATCAACAAATACGAGAAAATCATTTACGACATGCAGGGCAAGGCGCACCGTGACATGTACACGGCAAATCACAAGATAGCAAGCAAGTTCTTTGGCTTGGTCGTAGACCAAGAAGTTTCGTATTTGCTGGGCAACGGTGTTTCATTTCAAAAGCCGGAGACAGAAAAGGCGCTGGGTGCGACGTTTGACGAAGATATTATGGACGCTGCCCGCCATGCTTTGATTGACGGGACATCCTTCGTGCTTTGGAATCTCGACCATGTGCAGGTGTTCGCAGCAGAGGAATTTGTTCCACTGTACGACGAGGAAGATGGCTCCATTAAAGCCGGAATCCGTTTCTGGCAGGTGGCAGACAATAAGCCACTACGCGCCACGTTGTACGAGCTTGACGGCTACACAGAATATCTAAAGCCCAAAAGCGATGATATGGCGATTCTCAAGCCGAAACGCGCTTACAAGTTGAAGCTGCGCACCAGCGAGGCAGACGGCACAGAAATTTATGACGGTGAGAACTATCCCGGATTTCCTATTATCCCGCTGAAAAACGGCGAGCAGGCCCACAGCGAGCTACAGGGAAGACAGAATACCATTGACGCGCTCGACCTTGCTAGCTCCAACATGGTTAACAACGTTGACGAGGGCAACCTGATTTTCTGGGTGTTGACCAACTGCGGAGGCATGGACGAGCAGGACGATACAAAGTTCATCGAGCGTCTTAAAACGACTCATGTCGCTCACGCTGACGGTGACGAGGGCGCAAAGGCCACGCCACAGAGCATCGAAGCTCCGTTCCAAGGCACGCAGGCGACTATTGATATGCTCACAAAAAAGCTATACGAGGACTTCCAGGCGTTTGATTCTGCGGCTGTCAGCGCTGGCAACCAAACTGCAACGGCTATCAAGGCTAGTTATGTGCCACTCGACCTGAAAACGGACAAGTTTGAAAGCTGCGTGACGCGCTGCATCAAGGGCATTTTGGCGGTTGCCGGGCTTGATGACGAACCAACTTATACGCGCAACCAGATTATCAATAAGCAGGAAGAGGCGCAGACCGTGCTGCTGGGCGCGGAGTACTACGATGATGAATACATCACCAAAAAGCTGCTGACCATTCTCGGAGACGCAGACCAGTACGAGGATTTGATGAAGAGAAAGGCGGCAGAGGAGTTAGACCGTACAATTACTAACCAGCCGCCTAACGAGCCACAGAACCAGCCGAGAGAGGGAATGAACGGCAATGAAGAATGACAAGAGATTGAAAGGGGGAAAACCAAAATGGGAGGTCGGGGCTCCGGAAGTAGCCGCGGCGGCGGAAAAGCTGGCGGGTTAGATAAAAATTTAATCAATCGCGCAAATGCAGCATCTGTAATGGATATGGGAGATATTATCAATCGAACATACCACAGAAATATTGAAGAAATAGGCAATTTGTCGCTTTCATCTGAAGAAAAAGCAAAAGCTATGGCAGATATGCGCTCTTTGTCCAATGATGCGCTTTCCCAAGCGGCGAAAGCAGTGAATCCTTACGCAAGCGGTAGGTCTAGGCTAACATCTGCACAAAAAAGTGGCTCTGCAGCAGACAAGGCGGCAATCGCAAGAGGAAGGGTCGATAGTTATATGTCGGGTTTGCGCGAAACGTCAAACAGAAATAAAAAGGCAGCAGAAGCAAAAACCCTTACAAGCGCTTTAACATCTGCAACGTCCTCTGGAAGTTTGGAAGTAACAGTAAACGGAAAAACGTACTATCGCGCAAACCGTAGAAGTAAGACTTGGCGAGTACGGTAAAAGAGTATGCTGAATTTTGAAAACCTCGACAAAGCCAACTTTTTAGGCGTTGGCAAATACGATACGCCGATTATCCAGCCGGAACACATTGATGTGCGGCATTTGGAATGGATTCCATTCAACTTTGCAAAAACCTGCACGGGCTGCGAAACAAAAGGCGTTCACTTTTTCGTGGATGATTATCAATTCCAAAGGGTGTGGAATCAGCCTGACAGGTACATTCCGCTGCTTCGAAAATTTGGCGCTGTGTGTGCGCCTGATTTCTCAATGTATACGGATATGCCGCTTGCTATGCAGATATACAATCACTATCGCAAGCACTGGCTGGCGGCATACTGGCAGCAATGCGGGATTCACGTTGTGCCAACCCTGTGTTGGAGCAACGTGCAAAGCTACGAGTGGTGTTTTGACGGCGAGCCACAACATTCGATTGTGGCGATTTCTAGCGTGGGAACGCAGAAAAGCAAGCAGAATCAAGCGCTGTTTGAAAAAGGCGTTCGGGCGGCATTGGCAAGGCTTGAACCCAGTGAGATTTTGTGGTATGGCAAATGCCCTGAAGAATTTGACTGGAACGTTACTAGAATTCAGCCATATTATAAGCAAGTAAAAAGGAGATGTAATAATTGGCGGTAGAGGTTCTGGAAGCGGAAGAGGCAGCAGTAGTGCGAGTATAGAATCCTTAAAAGAAAAAGAAAAAAGACTGGATTCCCAAATTGACAAACTGAAAAAAAGTTGGCGGATTACGCATCAAAAAATCCTGCGTGGAATATGCCAAGCGGATATGGTGTCACGCAAAGAAAAAGACAGGCGCTTGAGGAAAAACGACGTGCAATTACCAATAAAATAGTGGAAGAGGTCAAAAAACAAAGTGCCGCCGAAAGGGCTGTTGAAACAAAGGGAAAAACGTTTGTGAATTCTTTTGGTGAAGCTACAAAAAGAGAAATCACCACTTCAACGTACAAAAGCAGCCAAGCGAAACTAAGCAAAGAAATTATGGGGTTTGTCGGTGGCGAGATCAATAGAAAAAAACAGACTAAAAGAAGAAAATGAGAAAACCTGATTATGCCCACAAACTGACGGATAAACAGCTCGCCGATCTGGAACAGCGCATCGCAAAACTGTACAAAGAAGCTGCTGACGAATTGACCGACACGGTGAAATCCTATTTTGAGCAGTTTGCCAAGCGTGATGCCGCTATGCAAGAAAAGCTCGACGCAGGCGAAATCACCGAGCAGCAATACAAGCAGTGGCGGCTTGCGCAGATAGGGCGCGGGGAGCGTTTTAAGGCGCTGCGCGATAAAGTGGCAACAAGATACACCGATGCCAATGCAACGGCTGTTGCATACGTCAATGACGCCACGCCGGGCATTTACAGCCTGAACCGCAATTATGCAGCTTACAAAATCGAGCAGGTTTCCGACAAAGCAGATTTTACGCTGTGGGATGAGCAGACCGTGAAACGTCTGATTGTGGAACAGCCTGACTTGATGCCGTACTACCCGCCAAAGCGGGCATTGCAGCGCGGTATTGATTTGAAGTACGGCAAGCAGCAGATTACAGCCAGCGTGACAAGCTCCATCCTGCAAGGCAAGGGAATTGGCAAGATTGCAGATGACCTGCAAAGCCGTATGCGGGATATGAGCCGCGCAAGCGCTATCAGAACGGCTAGAACGGCGGTCACAGCAGCAGAGAACGCGGGACGGCTAGATACTTACCGTTCCGCGCAGGATATGGGCATAAAGCTGAAAAAACAATGGGTGGCAACGTTAGACAACCGCACGCGGCATGCGCACGCGGTGGCAGACGGGCAAACGGTAGATGTGGAAAAGCCGTTTATTATTGATGGTTATAAGCTCATGAAGCCTGGCGATGAATCTGCGCCGGGATACCTAGTGTATAATTGCCGCTGCACAACAATAGCGGATTTGCCAGATGTGCCAAAATCGCGGCATGAGTTGCGGAGAGCGATAGACCCAGAAACAGGGAGAAGCGTACTTGTCCCATATATGAATTACACGCAATGGGATAGCTGGAAAGAAGCAGAAAACAGATATGCGTGGGAAACATATATGAAAAAAGGGCGTAATTTTTCATCAGACAAAAGACAATTTGCGGAATACCGCAAAGTTTTAGGCGATAAAGTGCCAGATTCAGTTTACAAGTTCCAAGATTTAAAGTATAATGATATTGAAATTTGGCACGCGTTAAAGACCTTAAAAAAGCAAACAATATTTGTAGAAAAAGCGCAATGCGAAACGACGGAAAGAAAATTCAAAGAATATCTTTTGAAGCCCGGCGCAAAACATGCGAAAGAATTTTTCGACGTTGGTTACACCGCGGAAAGCTCAATGCAGCTACGTTACGACATTGCAAAGCAATACGATGAGAGCAAAGTTCAAAATGTAATAGAGCTGGAAGATGGTAGCAAAAAGTATTCGATTCCCATGAAGTTGGGGATAACGGAGAAAAAGCAATTCTTGACTTGCTGGATAAAAGAACCCGGCAACGGAAAACCGAGAATTACAACAGCCTATAGAAAGGATGCAGACAAGTGATACGCGAATTTGATAAAGTAAAAGTAACTGCATCTGGGAAAATTGGTGTGGTGGTAGATATACGGGGCACGAACGTTTTGCGTTACCTTATCGAACTTGACGAAAACAATCAAATTATTGATTGCAATGAAAACGAAATCGAAAAGTTAAAATGAAAATCACACTTGAAGACCACAGCGCCGAGGTGCTGGAAGCGCTTGACGCTGCTGTTGGAAGAGCACTCGAAAAATGCGGCCTTGTAGCAGAGGGATACGCTAAAAAGCTATGCCCTGTTGATACAGGAAACCTACGCAACAGCATTACACACACTGTGACAGACAACGGCGAACGCGCCGCCTACGTTGGCACAAACAGTAAATACGGCGTGTATGTTGAGTGCGGTACTGGCATTTACTATCCGGGCGGAAGACAAACGCCGTGGTTATATCAAGATGCTAAAGGCAATGTACATTTGACGCACGGCCAACGGGCAAAGCCTTTTATCAAGCCTGCCGTTGCCGAGCACGGCGAACAGTACAAAAGAATCATCGAAGCAGAGCTGAAAGGCAAATAAGCCTCTCGGCTCTTTTTATTAGCATCTACCGCGTTTGCGGCAGGTGCTATTTTTATACGCAAAAACAGCGAAGCACTGCTGTTTTGAATAAATAAAACTCAAATGGCGAAGAACCGCCACCGAAGAAAAGGAGAGAACCCCCATGGCAAAATTTACACGCGCTGAAATCCGTAAAATTATTGGCGAAAGCTGCACTGACGAAATTGAAAATCAGCTGGTGGCGCTCCATCTGGGCGTTGTTGACCCGCTGAAGGACGACGTCACGCGGTATAAAGCCGATGCAGAAAAGCTGCCGGGCGTTCAGAAGGAGTTGGACGACCTGAAAGCGCAGGGCGACGGCGGCTACAAGGCTAAGTATGAAGCAGAGCACAAGGCTTTTGGGGACTACAAGGCCAACGTAGACGCTGAAAAAACGACGGCTGCCAAAGAAAAGGCGCTGTCAGACGTCTTGCTGAAAATCGGCATTTCTGAAAAACGGATTTCCTCTGTCGCACGGCTGGCAAAGGGAGACGGGCTGCTGGACAAGCTGGAACTGGACGATAAGGGCGCTATCAAAGACGCTGCTGCGCTTGAAAAGAGCCTCAAGACCGATTATGGCGAGTACATCACCAAGAGCAGCACCAAAGGCGCAGAAACGTCTACTCCCCCTGCAAACAACGGAGGGAAAGCCCTGACGCGGGAGGACATTTACAAGACGGACGACAAGGGCCGCTATGTACTGTCCACCGCAGAGCGTCAGGCTGCGCTTGTAAACCTCATGCAAAACGAATCTGACGATTAACAGAAAGGAGCCAAAATATGGCTGCAAAAACTAACCTGACTACCGCCGCCCAGATTACTGTCAACGCCCGCGAGGTTGACTTTGTCACCCGCTTTGGCAAGAACTGGGACGCGCTGCGCACCATCATGGGCATTATGCGACCTATCCGCAAGGCCCCCGGTACGAAGCTGGTATCCTATGAGGCCGCTGTTGACGGCACTCTGGCTGGCGGTACGTCCGTTGCCGAAGGCGATGAGATTCCGCTGACCAAGATGAAGGTCGAGCCCAAAACCTATGGCGACATTGAGATTGCCAAGTATGCTAAAAGCGTATCCGTTGAAGCAGTCGCCAAGTACGGCGCAGACGTTGCCGTTGAAAAGACAGACGAGGCGTTCCTTGTCGCCCTGCAGAACAATGTTCTGGGCGACTTCTACACCTTCCTGAACACTGGATCTCTGGCTGTAGCTGCTACCACTTGGCAGCAGGGCCTTGCTCTGGCAAAGGGCAACGTGCTGGACAAGTTCGCCAGCATGGATCGTGATGTTACCGAGGTTGTCGGCTTTGCCAACATTCTGGACTTCTACGGCTATCTGGGCGACAAGGAAATCACCACGCAGACCGCCTTCGGCCTGACCTATGTTCAGAATTTCATGGGCTATTCCACTCTGTTCCTGCTGCCCGCAAAGTACATCGCAAAGAACAAGGTTATCGCCGTGCCTGTTGAGAATATCGACCTGTATTACATCGACCCCGCCGACAGCGATTTCGCCAAGCTGGGCCTGAACTATACCGTCGAGGGCGAAACCAACCTGATTGGCGTTCATGTTGACGGCGACTACAGCCGCGCAACTGGCGATATGTACGCTCTTATGGGCATGAAGCTGTGGGCAGAATACCTGGACGGTATCGCCGTTGCCACCATTACGCCCGCAGAAACCCGGAGCGCAAAAACTGTCAAGGCAGTGCAGTAAAAAGGGGGCAGCGTAATGCTTGAAGAATTGATGCGAGAGTGCCGGAACTGGTTTAAGGTCCCGGATGGCGCGTACAGCGGCACATTTACCATCAAGGACGGCAGCATTGCGCTGCCTTTTTTGGCTGTGGGGCAATATTTCCGCATTATCGGGAGCGTGTTCAACGATGGTGTGTACCAGTACGGTGCTGACAGCTTGACCGACGAAACGTTCAACGGTGTCGTGTGGGCGCTGTCTGTGCCCGCTGCCTTTGTTTCTCTGGCTGATGACGTGGAAGCATGGCGCAACAAGTATGAGAACGCTGCAAACAGCCCGTTTCAAAGCGAAAGTTTTGCAGGGTATAGTTACACCAAATCGAGCGCAAGCGGCAATTCTGGCGGCTCTGTGACGGGTTGGCAGAGTGTGTTTGCGGCACGGCTGAATAAATGGAGGAAGATATGAGCTTGCTTGATGATTTTTCGCACAGCTGCATCATTATGGACAAACGGACAAAGCCTGACGGAGAGGGTGGCTATGCTACCGAGTGGAGCGAGGGCGCAGAGTTTGCGAATTACGTTGCATTGGACAGCAGTCTTGAAGCACGGCAGGCCGAAGCGCAGGGTGTGACTAGCGTGTATACCGGCATTGTGCGGAAAGATGTGCCCATCGAGTACGGAAGCGTGTATAAGGACGTGACGACCGGTGCGTATTTCCGGGTGACGAGCCGCCCAGAAGAAAAGCAAGCCCCGGCAAGCGCTTCCCCAATGCTGAACGGCCTAAAAAGTTTTACGGCTGAACGATTATGGGGTGGATTGCCGACATGACAAAGGGCGCTGCATTACAGCAGTTTTTCGGGCAATTTATGACCGCTTACGCCACAAACGCCGTGCCGGATGATGTGACGCTTCCCTACCTGACCTATGATGCCGTGTTTGACGCATGGGGCGGCGGGGCGGTATCGCTGACGGTCAACATGTGGTTCCATACCACGAGCGAAGCGGTGCCCAATGCAAAGGCGCTTGAGCTTTCGGAGGCGCTGGGCATTGGCGGCGTGACGCTGCCGGTAGATGACGGCTTGATTTGGTTAAAACGCGGCTCCCCTTTCTGCCAGGCGCTGGCAGATGACACAGACAAAAACCTAAAACGGCGGTACATCAACGTGACCGCCGAATTTTTATGCCTAAATTGAGGTGAAAGCATGAAATTTACTCGTATTCCTGAATCTGCGTTTAAGGAACTTGTCTTGAACGCGGGCTATCTTGCAACTACGTTTGACCCGGCTGCCGGTACTGCGCCGGAAGAAAGTGCGCTGCTGGGCGCCACGACCGGCGGCATTAACTTTACGGCTGTGCCGAGCTTTACCGACTTCGGCGAGGACATCGACAACTGCCCAAAGAACATGAAAGAGCTGAAGCAGATTGAATCTTGGGAAGTCAAGTGCAGCGGCACTTATGTTTCGGCATCGGCAGAGAATGCCAAGAGCATGCTTGGCGCTGCGGATATTACGACCACTTCCAAGGTTTCCAAAATCACGCCGCGCAACGACCTGAAAGACAGCGACTTTACCGATTTGTGGCTGCTGTGCGATTATTCCGACAAGCACGGCACTACGAATGGCGGTTTCTGTGCTATCCACATGCTGAATACGCTGTCCACCGGCGGTTTCAGCTTGCAGACCGGCGACAAGGAAAAAGGCCAGATGAGCTTTGAATACACGGCGCACTACTCCATTACCGCGCAGGACACTGTGCCGTGCGAGGTGTATATCAAAGCAGGAGAGGATGAAGCCTAATGCGGATTTTTTCTGAACTTAGCACCGATGAAGCGCTGGAAGTCGTTTTGCAAATCGCGCAGCCCATCACAAACCTGATTGATGATGAAGCACTTGTGAAAGAGATGCAGAAAGCAATGCCGAAGGGCGAAACGACCCGCATTGCAATGCAGCGTTTCGGCCTTGCGAAAATCGTTAAGCTGCTGAACATTGCGTTGAAGCAGCACCGCGAGGATGTATACGCAATCCTTGCACCGTTCAACGGCCTGACGGTGGAAGAAATCGGCAAACAGAATTTCCTTATCACCTGCAAGCAAGCTGCCGACCTGCTGAACGATAAGGGTTTTGTCGATTTTTTCAAATCGTATCTCGCTGGCGGACAGAACAAGTAATCCCTGTACTGCTGAAAATGCCGAAACTGAGCGCAAAGGCGCTTGTGTCGGCGCTGCCTTACGCTTTAAAAGCTGATTTTGAAGAGCAGCTGTACAAGGTGTACATGACAGACAGTGCGTGGAGCCTTGTGGTAGCTGTTACAGGCGTAAAGGACAGGCCAGCGAGATATATTGACATTATCCACCCGCCCAAAGTGGATACGCGGACACCAGAACAGGTGCAGGCGGATTTCAAAGACTTTGCGGCGCGGCATGGGTTGAAAGAAGCAGAGAAAAAAGCCGCCCAAACAGAGGGCGGCTAAACTTAGAAACAATTTTTGATAATGGCTTTATAGGTTGGCTCGTCAACTTCCAACAGGAAGCGCTTGCCGCTGTAACGCCATTGCGGGTCATCTATAAGCTGTATAACAACCTGATAAACGCCTTTTTGCTTGGCAGTCATTGCACCGGCAACCATGCCAGCACCACCAAACAAAGCACCGCCGACCATGCCGCGCATAACGCCGGAAGCCATAGATGTTTTGTGAGTTTCATCTACCACAGAGTAACCGGCAACAGTACGGCTGTTTAGTTCAAGTGCTGATAGCCCACCAACGTCCATAGAGACTTTGCCAAATGAAACAGACACTTTTTTGCCCATAAAATCACCGGCGATTACCGCATTCTTTGCTTTTGCCATAAAAAACACCTCCTATTGCTTAGAATACAGCAAATAAAGCAAAAATTCAAGAAGGGAGTGATAGATTGGACGTTTTTAACTTATATGCAAAATTAAGTCTGAACACAGACGAATATGAAAAAGGCGTCGAGAAGGCAAAAGGCGGCGCGTCGTCTTTGATGGACGTGTTTAGCGGTACGCTGCTTGGAAATGTTGTCTCAGACGGCTTGCGGACCGTAGCCAACGGCATTACGGAAATCGGGAAAACCGCTGCAAACATGGCCGTGTCAATTGGCAAGGCATCGTTAGATAGCTATGCGGACTACGAGCAGCTTGTAGGCGGCGTGGAAACGCTGTACAAAGATAGCGCGGGAATCATAGAGAACTACGCAAAAGACGCATACAAGAATGTGGGTCTTTCAGCAAATGATTACATGGAAACATCAACATCGTTTGCTGCTTCTCTGGTTTCAAGTTTGGGCGGTGACACAGAAAAAGCCGCCGAAATGGCAAATACTGCGATTTCGGATATGTCCGATAATGCGAACAAGATGGGTACGAATATTTCGTCCATCCAAGACGCATACAACGGCTTTGCGAAGCAGAACTACACAATGCTTGACAACCTAAAACTGGGCTACGGCGGTACGCAGGCTGAGATGAAGCGGCTTATCAAAGAAGCTGCTGCCATGAAAGACACGCAGAAAGAGCTTGGCGTAACGGTCGATTCAACCAGTATGTCCTATGCGAACATTGTACAAGCGATTCATGTCGTGCAGGCCAACATGGGCATCATGGGAACGACCAGCAAGGAAGCTGCAACTACAATTCAAGGCAGTACAGCGTCGATGAAGAGCGCTTGGGAAAATCTTTTGACTGGAATTGCAGACCCGGAGCAAGACTTTCAAGCCTTGGTGGACAACCTTGTTGACAGCGTTATTACTGCCGGAAACAACATTATACCGCGCATCAAAGAAATTGTGCCTACTTTGATTGATGGTTTGAGCGAACTGGTCACACAGCTTGCGCCTTATGTGAGCGGCGTGATTATGGAGCTTGAACCGACTATTGAAGAGGGCTTGCAGGCTCTTTTCGGCGGATTAAGCAGTGTAGCAAGTGAATTGCAGCCCATTGTTGCCGATGTGTTTTCTTTTTTTGGCGATGCAATTATTTCCGGGCTGACAAGCGCGATTGAAAACTCTGACTTTTCGCTCTTGCTTGACATTTTTGATAATGTTAAAACAGCAGCTGAAGAAGTCGTGCCTGTAATTGAAGAAATCGCACCAGCACTTGTGACGGTTGGTGCAGCTGTAAAAGGCTGGCAAATCGGGACGAAAATCCAAAAGATGGTGACGGCTTTTGACGAAGCTAAGGTTGCTGTTTCTTTGTTCAGCATGGGACTTTCTGACGCGGAAATTGCACAGGGTGCGCTCAATGGCACATTAAAGGCATCCGAAGTTTTTGCCGGATTGCTTACAGGGAAGATTTCTCTTATGACGTTGGCACAGGCGGCAGCGGCAAAGGCGCAAGCTGCTTTTAATGCGGTTTTGGCAGCAAACCCAATTACACTGGTTGTGGTTGCAATTGGCGCACTGGTTGGCATTTTGGCTGTGCTGTATGCGAAGAACGAAGATTTCAGAAATTCTGTAAATGGCGTTATTGAAAACATCTGGGCAAAAATCGAAGAACTTGTAGCATGGGTGCAGCCTTATGTTGAAGCGGCTATGCAGGTTATTGGGCAAGTCGTTACGCAGGCCATTACAGATTTGACACCAGTTATACAGAGCATCGGTGAAGCGTTCAGCGCTGCATGGAGCCTTGTACAGACTGTATGGGCATGGGCAAGCGCATTCTTTCAGGCTATCTTCCAGGCAATTGTTGTTATCTTTGCGCCGTTTGCACCGATTATCAGCGGATTCTTCCAGGGCGCGTGGATCATTATTCAAAGCATCTGGAATGTTGCGGTAAGCTTTTTCCAGACTGTGTTTAATTTGATTACCGGCGTGTTCTCTACGATTGACGCTGTGTTGTCTGGTGACTTTCAGAGCGCATGGGAGTCGATTCAAGGCATCTTTGAAGGTGCGTTTGACTTTTTCTCTACGGTCGGTCAAAACGTTGTAGAGGGCATCAAGGGTGGCATTGCGGCTGTTTGGGGTGGTCTTGTCAGCTTCGTGCAGGGCTTGTGGGATGGCATCAAGAGCATTTTTGTCATCAATGCAAGTGATGTAAAAAACAACACGGGCGTTAATGGCAGCCATGCAGGCGGCATGGATTATGTCCCCTATAACAACTACGTTGCAAATCTGCATCGCGGTGAGATGGTGCTGACAGCCGATGAAGCGGACAACTACAGACGCGGTAAGGGCAGCAGCAACGGTTTTAACCTGACGCAAAATATTTACGCGGCAAAGCAGACGCCGGTTGAACTGGCAGCAAGTACAGCAGCGTATTTTCAGCGGGCGAGGTGGGCGATATGAGTTTTTTAAGCAAGACTTTTAAATACGTCAACTCGCTGGGGCAGTCTATCGTGTTTGACTATGAGCATGGTTATCTTATAAGCAAGCCGGATGGCATTGATACAATTTCGGTCACTGCCAACACGGCGCAGGGCATCGGTCAAGTAGGCGCTACGGTGCAATCCAAGGCCATTCAGACGCGTCCTATTACCATCAATGGCAGAGTTATAGGCAATGACGCGCAAGCGCTGAAAGACGCGCTTATGACCGTTGTACGGCCTGACCTGACTGGGGTGTTATATGCCGGAGACTGGCACATAGATGTTATTGTAACGGCATCGCCTACCATTGGCGCATCAAAACACGGTGCACCGTTTCAGCTTGGTCTACTTGCCCCCTACCCGTATTGGGAAAGCGGCGAACGAAAGGCAATGCAGCTGCGCGGCGTGCAAAAAGGTTTTAAATTCCCATGGAATATCAGCAAAACGTATTATTTCGGCAAAGTCATTGTGCTGAAATACATTGTTTTGCAGAATTTCGGGCAGTTTGATGTTCCGTTTATTCTGGAAATCAATTGCGTTGGCGAGACGGCAACAAACGTAGGCATTGAAAACATGCTGACAGGTGAAGTGCTGCGGCTGGAAAAAACGCTTGTGGAAGATGAGCGTGTCGTTATCAAGACATCGCACGGGAAAACAACGGTCACAAGCTCTAAGGACGGTGACTGCCGGGGTGCACTTACGCTTGAAAGTACACTGTACAGAATCCATACGGGCGATAATGCGTGGAAACCTACTGCGGACAGTGGGCTTGAAAACGTTGAGATGAGTGTTTCGTTTGCGGAAGAAAGTGCGGGTGTAACGGTAATATGAGATTAGAGCTGTTCTCCCATGACCTTAGCAACCGACACGAAATCACACACGCGATCAGCAGCGAATTCAGCGACTACTATAACGATGTTGGGAAATTTACGGTAGTTTTGCCGATGGATGAGTACAACATCGGGATAGTGGAGCTGGATGCTGTTTTGTACATTGTAGAGCGAAAACTTGCGTATACTGTGGAAGAAATACAGTTTGATTGCGACAACAGCGAAATCACGTTGAACGGTTACAGCTTGAACAACAAACTGAACCGGCGTGTTATTGCGGCAACTGCCAGCATTGCCAACGTGGAAACGGATGTGTACAGCGTTATTACTGCCAACCTGCGCGGGCTGCCTGTACTGCTGGCAGAGAAAAAAGGCTTGACAGAAACCGTGAAAGCAACAGAGGTGTACGGGGATGAACTGTTAAACTGCATACAGCCGATTTTGACAGATGCCGAGATTGGGAACCGGATGGTTTTGGACTACAGAGCCAAAACGGAAACGTTTGAATTGTATAAGGGCGTTGACCGTACAGAGGGATTAAACGCGGTCCTGTTTGTGCAGGAACGCGGAACTGCGCCCGGGCTGGTAGTTGACAAGGATATTTCTGAATACAAAAATGTGTGCTACTGTGAAGCGCAGTACAAAGACGGTACAAAGTTTGTGGTGCAGGCTGGCACGGCCAGCGATGCGGAACGGCGCGAACTATGGACGAGGTTCAGCGGAGACGCACAGCAGGATGGAGAGACAAACGCCGCGTTTCAGACGCGCGTTAAGCAGTATGCAGCGTTGCAGCTAGGCAGCCATTTGAACCGAAACGGATTTGACATTGACGCGGACGGCGATGAACTAGGCACGGCATATAATGTCGGAGATTTGGTTTGGTGCGTTTCTTTGCGGCTGGGTGTAAAGTACAAGGCAAGAATAACGGCGGCAAAGTATTCACAGGATGCAAATGGGTCGAGCGTCAAGCTGGTTATTGGCGACCCGATTTTAACAGTGTTGAGGTGAGACAGTGGCAGAAATTAAAAATTTCCCGAATAATGTTGACGAATACATCGGGGCACAAAATGTCATGAAGTGGCTGCACGGGCGTACAAGCGGCGTTTTTGGCGCGGATGGCAATTTAAGTGTTACTGCAAACGGCAATATGACGGTAAGAGTATCGGATGGTGTTGGTTGGCTTGCGAACGACAAAGCAGACGGTACGGTTTTTTGGAATGATACCAAAGAACAGACCGGCAGCAAGTTACAGCTGACAATCCCGCTGGCGAATGCTGTATCGCCGCGCATTGACCGTGTTGTTGTGAGTTGGGACACAGTAGACTATGCAGCAAAACCGCGCATTGAAGTGCTGAAAGGTACGGCGGCTTCTACACCTGTTGCACCGGCGCTGACAAACAATAGTCTGTTGCGGCAGATTTCGCTTGCACAGATTGCAATTCCTGCGGCAGCAAGCAAAATCACGTCGGCCAATATTACCGATGAACGACTTGACAGCACAGTATGCGGGCTTGTAACTGACTGGGTAAGCGTTGATACCAAGGTAATGCAAGAACAATTTGCTGCTTTTCTTACCCAAATTAAAACTGAGCTAGATCATCTGCATGCTGGAACGGCTACGATGATGCGAGCGACCTATGACCCGCAGGGACGGCAGACCGATATTTTTAAGGCGATCGACAAGGTCTCCAACATCTACTACGCCAGGCTTACGCTGAACGGGTGGACGGCTTGCAGCAGCGCCGACCAGGCCAAAGGCCTGCTGTACCAGCAGACGGCTACGCTGACCTGCGCGAACAGCCATGCGCCGGTGGTGACGGCTGCCAGCGAGTTTTTGTCCGGCATCGGCTACGACAAGACCGGGGTGCCCGCTACCGATGATGTGCTGAATGAAGTGCAGGACATCATCAACGACGGCGTGACGGTCACGGCGTACAATTCGGTGCTGGTTAAGGTAAAAGAAAAGCCCACTGCCGAGATCCGGGCGCGGTGGGTCATTCAAAGCTGATGGAGGTTTAGCATGAAACATTGTAAGAAATCTGCGGCATGTGCTGCGCGGGGGTACTGCTGATGGGTGTAGCACCGAGGATTCCGGGAGGCGGTGGCAAGTTCAAAAAGACCTTTGAGAACCTCGCCGGTGCCGAGAAGGTCCTGCTTTGGACAAATAACAACCATACATCTGAATGGGGCAGCGGAACAGCCGATACTGGCACCCAGCTTTATGCCGCTTATTGTATTGCCGTCAAAGCATACACGTCTGTTTCCCCGCAGTATGTAATGGAAAATATCGTAGTGCGCGATGCAAGATGTTGCGTAACCGCAAATGACAGAAGCATTAACCGTATGGTGACATTTGACGGCGCAAACATCACGATCGGAACGCCTTTTTCCGGTGACACATCACACTGGGAAAGTACCATCCCGTATCAGATTTTCGGTATCAAAGGTACTGAAATTAAATAACATTTTCGCAAAATGAAGAAAGGGTGATTTTATGGGAATGTCACCGAGAACGCCGGGCGGTAAAAAATTGCAGCTGCTTACGACCGTTACATTTACACCTATTAACGGCAGCAGTGCCGCCACAAGCTCGTTTCAGACGTATGACCTTTCAGAGTTTAATGTGGCAGGAAAAAAGGCGGAGGACTTTTTCGTTCGTATTTCCGGTTTTACTTCCAGCCCTGCCGAAAAGCAAA